AAATCTTTAAAATACAAAGAAGCATTAAAGAATAAGTTACAAACTTATGAAAATCCTATATTATATTTAAGTGGTGGAGCGGATAGTGAATTAGTAGCTTATGCTTTACTTGATAGTGGTATAAAATTTAAAGTAGTAATTTGTCAATGGATGTTAGAAGATGGTACATGTGCCAATCATGATGACATTAAGTATGCTTTAAACTTTTGCGGTAACCAAAAAATTGTACCCATTATTAAAAAAATAAACATTGTTGATGTATGGAATTCAAAATTATTTGATCAGATAGCAATTAATACGTACCAACGTAGCCCACAAATGGCATTACATGCTTATATTATAGAAATGATGGATGATGAGTTACCAAATCATACGCACTTGATGGGTGGTGAAATTAATTTTGTATCTGACCATGTATATGAAGGTGATGATTTAGAGCGTAACATTATTTGGTATGATAAAGCTAGCTTCATGGTACCTGCAGGACAAGCATGGGGTGTTGCACAATCTGTCATTTATTCTCCCTTACCATCAGGTGATTATAATTTTAGTATTTTTCAAATGGGTTCAACTCAAATTGTTTGGAGTTCACGTGAATTTGGGTCTAATTATCAGACATTTACATGGCTTGAAACTCCCTATAATAGTACGCAATGGTATAAAAGAGTAAGTAATTCATTTAATGTATCATCAAACAATCCTACTGCAATACCTGATTGGTATCCTGGAAGTTCATCAACGTCATATTCAACAGGTAGTTTATCATGTTTAGTACAATTACGTAATGCTACAGCCTCAGGTGCGAATGGTTACTTGGAAAGACAATTTTCTATAGAGGTTTACGGCGACCTTAGCCCAGGCGTCATCGGTGGTGGTTTTTTTGTTCAATATGTGTGGAACAACTTCTAGGATAAATTATGAAAGAATACTTAATAACAACTTGCAGAGAACATGAAAACATGGCTTTTATGCATGTTCCACATTTGTTTAATGACATTGTTGCAAGACGTTTGGCACGTATAAAACAGGCATACTCAACTTATACAAATGGTGAATACATAATTGAACCATTACCTACTTTAGAATCGTTACAAGCTATGGTAAATAGTGTTACTGATAATAGTAAAGTAGGAGTATTAGGATTAACAAATATAAAAACTCAACAGCAATCAAAGGCTGCACAAGATATAGCAAATGGAAATTATGCTGCTGAGGGAAATGAAGCATGGAATTACCGTCAAAATTACTTACAAAAGCATGAAGAGTTTGCGAATATATTTCCAAATAGTTTAGAAAATACGATAAGAGAACAAGAACGCTTGGAAATATATACTGAATTACATAAATTAGGTTATGCCTTGTATTAAAAATTAGGAAAATTAGGATGCAAACTGACAAAAAGATTATCACTTTAACTGAACAACATGTTAAAGATTTTAAAAATTATAAACATTCTTACGTAGATGATATTGACACATACTTCGCTAAAAAAGGTATAAGGGTTGTTTATAATACGTTAATGGGAAGTGAAATTTTAGCTCGGTCATTTGTTAAAGATTATCAACATATGGTAGATCGTGCTTATAGTAGACATTTTAAGTTTATCAAAAATGATGTTTACCAAACAATGTATCCTATCGTATCAAGAAAAAAATTAACAGGCTTTGAGGGTATTAAAAAGTGGGATCTTAAAAAACGTGCTTATCTAAATGAAATTGTACCTATACGTAATAGAATGTTTCCTTTATCATCACTTGGCGTAACGCAAACTATTTCTGAAAATAAATGGGTACAAAAGGCAAGTTTTAAAGAGCAATTAAAGTTAAGTGTTCGTGGATATGAAAATCCATTATTGTATTTAAGTGGTGGTGGCGATAGTGAATTAGTTGCATATTCATTATTAGATGCGGGTGTAAAATTTAAAGTAGTAATATGCAAATTTATTTTAGATGATGGTTCATGCGCTAACTATGATGACATAAAGTATGCTTTTGCTTTTTGTAAAAAAGAAAATATTATTCCTATCGTAAAAGAAATTAAAATTAGTGAAGCATGGAATGATTCATTATTTGATGAAATTGCCTGTGGTACTTATTCACGTAGCCCACAAATAGCAACACATGCATATATGGTTGAAATGTTAAATGCAGAATATCCTAACCATACTCATTTATTTGGTGGAGAAATTAGGTTTCATTCATGCTCAAAATTTGATTGGGAAAAAGGTGCACCATGGCATAATACAATTTATTTTGCAAAGATACCTGGGGTGTTAGGGCATTATACAGCAACAAGAACTTCATCAGGTGGCGGAACTACTTTCGCAATAGTATCATTTGCTTTTTCAGGTCACTTTGGTGTAAACCGAGTCCCAGGTGGTTCACAGTTTATAATGTACGATGCTGCACCCGCAGGGTCAATACAAGGTCAAACTAACGGAAATTACACAATCAATGATTCAGGAACAGGTAATTCTCAAGCGTTTCCTGATTCTCCATTTACTCCATCATGGTCATCTTCTGATGCAAGTGTATTAGCAAGTGTAAGCGGAGCAACTATATCAAGATATTGGGGATTAGAAATATATTACAGTAGTCCAAGTGTCACAGCCGCAGAGGGACATAGCCTAGAAGTAGTTAACGCATTTTAAAGGATTAGTATGGAATCTAATAATTATATAACTGATGATTTTGAAAATGATAGATTATTAAGAATTAATTTTGGAAAAGAATATTCAACAACATTAATGGATAGAGCTAATAGAGAAAAAGAAGCATTTGCCAAATTTTCTAATAATATGTTTCCTCATCAACCCTTAGTAACTTTAGAATGGCTACAAAAAAGAGCTAAAACTCCTTGGCAAGCTGAATGGCATTATAAACAAAATCAAGATATTGGTGAGATTCGTCAAAAAGCTGAAGAAGATATAGCTAATGGCAATTATGCGGCAGAAGGAAATGAACATTGGGAATATAAAAAGAATTATGAAGCAGCCGTTGATCAGTTTAATAACAATTGGCCTGATTTAGTCGAATACAATATTCGTAAACAAGAAAAAGATTCACTACTAAAATTACTTAGCCAATTGCAAACATGATTTATGTACTTGATAGTTTTGTTGCTACTAATTCTCATAGCCAAATACTTTCAAAAATCATTAGAGATCATACAAGTGAAATTATAGAACTTGTTGAATTACCATCATTAACTTCGTCAGTACAATTATCTAAAGTAATATCAAATTTAATTCATAAAATCAAACCAAATGATGTTGTATTAGCAGCATGGGGTGTACGTGGTGACCATCATATTGACGAACTATTTTCTGCACTTGCACAAAATTGTTTTGTTATTGTTGCAGCGGGAAATAGTAACGAACCTATTGAAAATTATTCGCCCACTAGAGCAGATAATGTTTTTTGTATTGGTGCACTTAATAAAAATGGTGTAAAAGCTTCACATAGTAATTATAGTGAATTTAAGGATCTTACTTGGATATGTGGAACTAATTATTATGTTGATGGTGTGCCACATAGTGGTACAAGTATTAGCGCAGCAATTTATGCAGGTATGCTAGCTGAATCTATAAGAATCAACAATACTGATTACTTATTTACATTGATTGATAATTATCATAAACGAGTATATGCAGAAGTTAATCATAAGATTTTATAATCCATCCTAGTTTAAGTATATCCTCACGTACTTCGTCTGTAACAAAACTTTCTTCAACGTATCGTTCTTTTAGTAAATCGTTTGTTATGTCAAAGTTTATACCGCTACAATAATAATCTAGGTAATCTTCATTGCGATTACGTAATTTAGCAACAATTTGTCCTGCTGTTCGCCAAGAAGCAGTCCACGGATCATCGGTTAAAATAGCTAATGAATCGCTTGTTTTATAAAACTTATTGTTGCATATTGCAGCGTATATATTTTGTGCATAGTATTGGTCAGACAATTTTTCCAAGAACCAAGATGCAGACTGCATATCTTGTTCTAAATTATAATTGGCTGCATCGTATTTCATATTAGTATTTACTGTCTTTTGTCTTGGTAAAATCTAACTTTAATAATCCAAATGCCCACATGAAAATGGAAACTGCAACCCAATTTTCAAAAGAATATTCAAGAAAATGAAATTTTGAAAATAAAGTATTCCATGCCCATACTAAAGCAAAAGGAGAAAAGATTACTACAAAAGCAATAAGCAAAAGCCCAACAATACCAATAATAACATTTGCATTAAATTTTTGCATGGTTTGTCTCCTTAATATGGCTATTCTCAATTTCTTTCTCCTTTCCTTTCATATAAAAAATATGATTACCAATACGTTTTAATTTCTTATATGTCCATTGTGGATTGACATATGTTGCATGAAAATACAAAACATTGTTTGGTATAATATCGTGTCCATAGTTTTCCAACAATACTTTACGAGCAATTTCTTCTGCTTTTTGATATTGAGAACTATTTACGTTAGGCGTAGTTTTACCCTCACAAACCCAACTAAATTGGCATAGCCTTTTTAATAGTTCAGGTTCTTTAGGGTCAGGTACATTATGTTGTGCATAAACAACTTTACATGGTGTACTACCAAAACCATGTAACATGCGGTTTACAACAACACGAGCAACGGCAACTTGACCCATATAGGGTTCATTAGCTGCTTCATAGTAAATATTTGTTGCCAAACATTTAATTTGATCGGTGCTAAACTGTTTTACAACAGGTGTATGCTTAACTACTTCAGTTACTTCTTTGATGGTTTCAACGACTGATTCTACAGAATTATCGACTACTACCATATTAATTTTCGGTTGATACATATGAAGCGCAATCGCTAGCGGTATCAATAAGGAAATTAGTCTTATATTGCTTAATACAAGCATTTATATACTCCTTTCTTATTAAACCTAGAAATCTAGGATTAATCTGTAAATCAAGATTGGATTAAAATATCCAACACTCGCAATTACAAATTGTAACATCATCAATAGCTTCCGTTGGTGTAAAGCTTGATGATGGGGAACTAACTAACGGCTGTGGAACCGTAAAGATACTCTCCAAGTTTGGTAACACACCTGCAACTTGTGGATAGCCTCCACGTTGTGGCGAAGGTGGATCTTGTACGACTAAATCGACAGGATCACTGAGGTTACGGCCTGGGTTATCGATGTTAAGGTTGGTGACTGCGGCACCTACGGTTTGAAGTCCTCCTGTTTGGTTGTTAATTGGGTCTCCAACTTGGGTCATCGTGGGTCTAAGCACAGGTGCTATGCCACTTGGCGGTAATACACCATTAACATATATTTGTGGTGGTTGAGCTGCATTATATCCACTACCAATATTTGTAATGGCTATGCTTGTTATAGCACCATTAGTGACAATTGCAGTTGCACTAGCTGTTGGAGTAACTAGGCTATCACTAACATCATTATCAAGCACACCACCTATTAACGCTACTCGATTTGCATTACGAGCTTCACGTAATAATCCTACTATACTTTGTCCTGTTAAATTATCTGTATCAGCAATTGCTTCTATTGATCTTGCAATTTCTTTATATTCTGTTTCCACTGCCCATGTTTCTAATCGACGTATAAAGTCATATATGTCAGTGCGATTACTATCTTCACTGACTAACGTAGGAACTGTTATAGCAAATACTATGGCACGTTGTTCTATCGTTAATTGTGAACCTAGCTGATTCCACCAAAAATTTAATTGAGCAGCAACGGCTGCATTAGCTGCTACAATAGAAGCAATCTCTGCATTAGCAGCATTAATATAACCTTGTAAAACACTGTTGTCAAGATACCCAGGATCGCTTGGTGTTAACTGTGTCCAATTCCACATATTTAAATAAGCAGTCGCTAAGGTAGGTGTGGCTAATTGATTTATTAAGTTTACTATATTACCATAAATTGCGTTATAATAGTCACCACTCATTGCACCAATAAAATCAACCATACAATAAGTATTACTATTACCACTACCTAATGCAACTAATGCTAACGCTTGATTAGCTGCATCCCTTGACCCAGGCACCCCCTCATCATTATTAATCAATGGCAAATCCTTATTAGTTACTTCTAATTGAGTAACAACTTGTGCAAATTTTTGAAAGGGCATTTGCCTAATTTTTTTAATTTGTTGCATCGAATAACTAAAAGCAGCAGCAGGTATAGCAATGTCTAAGGGTAAAGAATTACCTAAGTATTCACCATAGTTTGGTATGCGATTATTAACACCACCATTAACATATATAAAATCATAAATTTTTACTGATATAGTATCAATACTATAACGTGGCACAGTAATAGTATCATATGAGTTAGGAAACATTTTCTTTATATTAATTAAATCAGCTAATGTTTCTAAATTTACTGTTTGACAATTGGTAATAGTTTTGATTTCGTCTAAATCTACACCTTTAATTAATAATAAAGCATCATATATTTTTTTACGTTGTTGATCAGTAGCAGGTGTTTTACTAATTAAAATACTATTAAGTTCATCTGTTGTTAAACCTTGTGCTAACAGTGCTAGTTTTAATGAATCAGTTAATGCATTTGCTGCTTGTAGTTGCAATAAAAACTTATCTGTCTGTCCAAAAAACTCAATATCAGCTAAATTAATTGTATTACCTAAAGCAATTAAGTCATTACCAAAATACTTAAATGCCAAACTTAAACCTGAAATATCAGCAGTGGTCAAATCATTCATGTTACTATAAGCATTATCTAAAAACCCTTTAGTGTTTTTAAAACTTGCAATAATTTGATTTGTCTGATCACGCCAATTTTTATACTGACCAATACTTCTTATTAATCTTAAATAATGATTGCCACTTGATAAGTTCCAAAATTCATAATAAGCTTGTCTAGCGAATAATGCTATAAAACCTTGACTAAAATAAGAATCACCACTACTTGTATTACGCTGTGCAGTATTATATACAGTATCTGTCCATCCTGTAATATATGACCATGTTGGTTCGGCTGAGTAGTTGCCTGGGTAGCCTAGGGGTGGGTAAGGATCACTTGCCCCCGCATAAGTTTGTTGAAAAGTAGTTGGTCTACTATTACCTAATGCAGCACATACACCACTACCTATGGCAATGGCATTACGATAGGTTGCATTGTTTGCTAAACTATAAATCAATGGTAATGCACGTGTTAAATTATATAACACAGTATTAGTAGTGACAGATCCCGCAGTATAGGTGGATGGTGTCCATGTACCTTGGTATGCTTGTGCTGTGGGATTAATACGAAAACCTTCACTTCGCATCAATCCACTCAAAGCATTTAGTTGTAGCGGAGTAAATTTACCTGATAAACTCATGGGACAAATACATTATCGCTACCTTGCACTATGCTATGACCACAACTGTTACCACTACCTACTTTAAGTACAGGTGACCCTTCACAAATTACAGTGGGCGAAGCAGAAGTAGTGACTGCATTAATATGCTTACCTTTCCTTTTGTGTGGCGTAATTGAACTTACGTGTAATCCAACAGGTTTACCATTACAGTAAACATTGGAAGCACCACGTATAATTGCACCACCTTCTTGATTGGTATCACCTTTTCTGCTTAAACTTGGCATCGATACTATCCTAAAATAACTTTTCTCTGTGTTGGGGTAGCAATACCTGTTGTTGCTTCGATATATTTTACCCTAATATTTTCATCTGTAACACCATAAATTGCTACATTATCTATATTTATGACTAAATTTTTGTCATGATCTGCGGTGAATAAGCTTGGCACAAGACCCATGCCTTGGGGTCCTGGGGCTACGCTTACAGGTTGTGTCACACTAACACGATCAACCCCAACTTCTACAACCTTAGCAACTAACTCCTCACCACTATTCATTTTAAAACTATATACTTCATTAATTTCTATGTATTTCACGTTAACCTCTTTTTAAGATCATCATATCCACCAACATATTCCTCATCAATAAAAATCTGAGGAACAGTACGAGCATTAGGTACTACTTCTAATAACTCCTCTTTTGTATAACCATCACCTATTTTTCTTTCTTCAAACTCAATGCCATGTTGCTTTAATAGTTGTTTTGCCTGATCACAAAATGTACAATGATATTTGCTCCATATAATAGCTTTCATTTTTTATCCTTTATTGGTATATAGTATTAAAGTTGTGGTAGTAATTCTTTTTCTACCGTATCACTCATTACCCCAATAACATAGCTTGTACTTTCAGTTTCCTGTAGCGCAGCTTGCTTTTTATTCACGTTCAAATGTTTATTGAACCATGGAATGGGATTACTCTTAGGATGAGTACCACTATACTTTAATCCAATATCACGTAGTTTAAGATATGCAGTGTAATCTACAAAATCTTTTAGAATTTCTGCATTCAAACCAATGACAGGACCTTTCTTGAACAAATAGTCTGCCCATAGTTTTTCTTCACGTATAACATCTTCATACAAAGTGTATACTTCTTGTTCACACTCAATTTTGGCTTGTGCAAAACGTGGATCGTCTTTAACTACCTGATTTATAATCCATGCTGTCCACTCAGTATGCAGTAATTCATCTTGTAAAATTAAACTAATAATGTTGCCATTACCAATAAAGATTTTATTTTCTACCATAGCTAAGCTTGTAGCAAAAGACACCATAAAACGAAATGCTTCTAAAGCATAACTTGCATTAAGTGCTAACCAAATTGCTTTGATATGCGTTGATTCAAGGAAAGGAATATAAGGAGGCTCAGAAGTTTCTTTCAAACAATTTAGTTTATGTAACTCATCATAATATTTACCTACACTAGATGCCATATCAATGATTTCTTGTGTATCATGGATTGTATTGAATACTTCTTTTGGCACACCGTAAATGTTACGTATAATATGACTATAACTTTTACTATGAATGTTGGTTTCAAAGAATGACCAATTGTTTACTAATGCTTCTAGTTCAGGCAAACTTACTACAGGCGTAAACACTTGTGATGGTGCACGACCTTGTATACTATCTAACGCAGTTTGTCGTAACAAATTACTAGTAAAGATATGCTTGATAGCCTCACTTGCATCTTTCATATCCATCTTATCTTTGGTTAGTGTTACTTCTTCAGGTACCCAAAAGAATCCACGTGCAGTTTCTTCGAATTTTGCAATTCTTGGATACTTGACTTCTTCAAAACGTTGAACGGTAATTTCGCCATCCAAAAACATTTTTCTACTTAAATAATCAGTTTTTTTTGTTAAATCATATTGTTGTTTGCTCATTTTTCTACCCATTGTTTAATTCTATTATGTACACCACTTGCTAAAACAATTTTACATATGTGTTCTAATCGCTCAATATGCTCAAATGCTCTCCAAGGTGTACTATCTACTGCGACTACTCCATGTCCTTTTATACCTACAATATCATACTTAATAAAACCACGTTCGTCTAATCCTAGTGCCGCATGACAAGCATCGCCTAGCTCTTTACTAATTGGTGGAACATCACCAACATTAGGCGCAACTTTAGTATAACGACTTAACTCAGGAAAATCTTTGACTAAATTTTGTAAAGAAATACCTGCATGCATAGCTGCAATAGTATAGGTAGGATGCACATGAACTACTACACGAATATCATCAAGGTGTTGCCCTAGTTCTTTTTGCAACCCAAAATGTAATGGTAACTCACCACTTGGTTGTAGGTTACCACTTATATCATCTTGCTCTATGATTTCATGATGATAGTCATTTTGTGTTTTTACAATACGAATTTTTTTGAACATATCATATTGCATTTTTTGTTTACGTACACCGCTAGGTGTAATATAAAAATGATTACGGTCATGGTATCTGATGCTTATATTACCATCTCTACTTGTAATCCAATTTCTATGATATGCTTCAACTAAAATATCACAACAAGTTTCCAACATTATAACTTACACCCTTCACAATCTTCCTCAGCAAATTCTTCCTCAATAGGTGGCATAAATGTTATAATGTTATCATCTTTCAACGCAGCTTTTGCGCCCATCTTATTGATAAGTGAATAATAATATGTTTTCAATCCCCAATGTACACCAAGCATTAAATTTTTCGCAACGACTGTAGCAGGTACTTTACCCCCACTATAATGTGCAGGATTGTAAAAGGTATTTGTACTGATACTTTGATCGACATATGCAGCAAGAACAGCAGCAGTTTTTAGATAATCTACGCAATCAGTTTGTTCCCACATAAGTTGATAACGACTTTTTAATCTACGATATTCAGGAACAACTTGTACAAATGACCCCGCTTTACTTTCTTTTACACTGATTAACTCCATAGGCATCTCAATACCATTTGTGCTGTTAAGAACTACACTGCTGCTTTCTACAGGAGCAATTGCCATCAATGTAGCGTTGCGTATGCCATGTTTTTTGATCTTGGCACGAAGTGGCTCCCAATCAATTGATGGTGTAAAATCGGTCAATTCATTTACACCTTGTGCTCGACGCTCCCAAGGAAATACGCCACGACCATAATAAGTATATTGACTGCGAGCGCATGCACCACGTTCTTGTGCTAATTCAACACTCATTTCAGTTAAGTAAAATGCTTTATGTTCCATCCAGCGTTTTACTTCAGCAAGTGCTTCAGATGTACCATAACGATAATTTCTCCTAGCATGCCAATATGCAAGATTAGTGATACCCACACCAAGTGGTTCAAAATCATCATTGGCTAGTTTACTTTGTATACTAAGAAAGTCTTGGTAACCAAGTAAATTACTTAAGCTACGTACTAGTACACGACATGCTTTACGCATTTCTTGTGGTGTTCTAAATGACCCCCAATTAATACTACCTAATGTACATAATGCGATTCTTCCATTAGCATCTTCAATTCTTTGGAATGGGCGAGTTGGTAATAATATTTCTTGGCAAAGATTACTTTGGTATATAGGATCTGTTTTAGTATCAAATGATGACTGTGCAATAACGTTATCAATATTTACAAGGTATATTCGCCCTGTATCAGTACGTTCTTTTAAAATACCATTTTTAAATATTTCATCCGCTGATAATACTTTTTTCTTTTTAGTTTTATCATGTTCATACTTGACATACAACTTTTCAAATTCTTCAGTATTACGATAAAACGCTTGGTACAAATCAGGTACTTCATGTGGATCAAATAAGGTAATGTTTCCACCTTCACGATATCTGCGCCAAAAGAATTTACTTACCACAACGCTATAGTCCATTTGACGAACACGTGTTTCTTCCGTACCTTGGTTATTTTTTAGTACAATAAAATCTTCAAATTGTGCATGCCAAATAGGTAATGTAACGGTACAACTTGCGTTACGAATACCACCTTGACTACAACTACGTAAATCACTAAACCATTTTTTAAGAAATGGTACTAACCCTGTGTGTTTAATTTCCCCATTGCGAATAGGTGCACCCAATGGACGAATTCTACCGATTTCTAATCCAATACCTGCACGTTTACTCGCATATTTGGCCATCATTTCGCCAGCAGCGAATATGCTATCAAGGGTATCATCACTACTGATAAGAACGCAAGAACTGAACTGTTTAGTAGTAGTGCCAAGCCCAGCAAGCACAGGGGTGGCAAGAGTGAAATGACCATCTGAAGCGCACTCATAATAATCCTTGACATATTTTAATCTTGTTTCTTTTGGTTCATTGTGGAAAGCTGTAGCTGCCGCAATAGCATATCTTATTTGTGGAGTTTCATATAATGTATTGGTGGCACGATTTTGTACCAAATATTTTTCGCAAAGTTGTTCAATTGCGCTGTAGGTATATTTTTGATCTTTATCATGATCGATAAACAATTCAATAGTATCCCATTCTTGCTCAGTATACCAACTAAGTAAATCCGCCGTATACATACCTAATTCTACATTACGTTTGACAATATCATATAAACGATCAGGCTCATACTTGCCATAAACTTCTTTACGTAGCATTGAAACACGTTGGCGACCTGCTACGTATTGGTAATTGACATTATTAATTTCAGGATTTTCTGATTCATCAATTAAATCAACCATAGCTTTTAGTAGTAATCCATCAATTGTTTTGGTGGACATACCATCTGTGAATTGTATTTGTGCCCTGATTTCTATCATACTTGGGCTAACATTATCTATACCCCTACATCCATTTTGTACTTGACGCTGAATTTTGGAAATATCTAGAGGAACACGAGACCCATCTCGCTTTATAACGTTGATTGTCATTTTTTAATACCTTATGTAATTTTGTGTTTTATGAGTTCTAAATCGAAAGTTTTCTTGACCGTAAAGTCGGCAGATTTGATATTTAGAACCATGTTAGGCCAATAATTAAGTACATATTTTGCACCGTCAACTAAGACTAAAGGACAGTCTTCGCCTTGGTTATCAGTAGCCATAACAAGTTTATTATTTTTAATTCCACACATTTCCACAGTATATAAAATACCTAGTGCACGTGTCAATAAACAATATGTATTTTCAGATAATAAAGTCCATGGATCAGGCCAATTGTACATATCCGTAGGATGTAAATGTCTGCTAACTAGTGGAGCATATTGCCACCATCTATCTATGTTTAAGCATTGTTCAATTAATAGTAGACTTTTGGCTTCAACCCGTAGCTGTTTCCAAGATCTTAATCGTTGTTCATACGAACATTGAAAAATATTCATGTATTATGAGGTTGTTTGTCTTTTACCAATAACGAAAAATGTGCTTGCTGCAGTACTAAACACGTTGAATGTATATACATCATATCCATTTGCAACAGGCGTAGGAGCACCTGATACCCAAGAAATGTTTGCGTTGGAACCATCAATTTGAATAACATTTGCTACAGAAATTGCAGTATTTGGGTTTTTAACGACTGCACTTAATTCCATGGTAGTACCTATTGGCATTACATTAGACAAATTAGTAATATTAATTGTAAAGTTTGCGTTACCACCTGATTGAAATAGATAATTAGTTGATGATGCAGCATTGAAAATTAAAGTACCAATTGGAGCAAGTAAGAATATATTTGCATGTTCAACCGCTGAAGTTGTCACCGTACGATCAAATATACCAAAATCTGATGACAAATTAGGACTAGTAATATTGCCAATATTCGCATAATTAGCAGAAATCACATTAGCTGATATGTTTGATACATTAGATAAATTGTTTACCGTTAATGTACCACCAATAGCTAAGTTAGTTAATGTACCTACGCTTGTAATATTGGGTTGGGCATTGCTATTTGCGCTTAAGGTTGCAGTGAGGAAACTGCCTACAGTTAAATTACTGCTAATTAAACCATTACCTGTGCTTAAAAAACTACCGTTACTATAAAAGCTAGTTGTACCTGTGTTACCAACAACTAAATTACTTAACTGTCCAATAGCAGTAACATTAGGTTGATTAGCAGTAATTAATTGACCACTTAAACCATTACTAGCTATAACGACATTAGCAGTTAAATTAGCACCAATATTAGCGTTAGTGTTTACCGTAAGTGATACTAAGTTACCAATGCTTGTAATATTTGGTTGTGATGCAGTGACTAAAGGTCCAACAATAGCGTTAGCATTAACTACATTAGAAAATACGTTTGTTGCATTTACTGTATTGTTTACAGTTAAATCTACATTAGTGGCTATACCTAAATTACCAACTTGTAAAACATTGGCTGTACCACCTACACTAAAAAATATTGTACCATTTATTGCAGGAATGCTTATATTGCTATTGCCATTTGCATAAAGACCAACAATGTTAGGTGCACTGAGATTACCTGAAAAGTTACCTGTACCTGCTACGTTAACACCTGTGCCTGTAATATTAGCAACCGTATTACCTGCTGATATAAAAGCAATATTACTATTTGATGTTAATTGTATCCTGCTATTACCATTACTTAAATTACCAATAAAATTAGCTGCCGTAATGTTTTGTGTAACAGTAACAGAATTTGCTATAGCTGTTGTTGCAGTAAATCCATCTGATGAAATGACTATAATGTCAGGTTGACCATTACTAGTAAACGTTATTGTAGAATTAGGTTGAATAACAATATTGCTATTACCATTAACCACACTAGAAGTATTAAAATTACCTGATATAGTATGTGCAACAATGTTTCCACTAAAGTTTGCATTGACACCATTTAAATTACCACCAATTGTCAAATTGGCAGCAATATTAGCTGTATTTGAAGTTATAGTATCATTAGTAATTGTGGTAAGATTAGCATTTCCTGCAGTAATACGAGTAACAGTGACGTTACCATTTGATATAGCAACGTTGCCAAATGTTACATTGCCATTGGCAGTTAACGCACCACTTAGAGATAAACTATTGCCACTTACGTTACCATTGACCGATAAATTTGCATTACTAATAGCTAAATCATTTGCGTTAGCAGTAAGTACAGCATCACCCAAAAATATAGATGAGTTACTTAAATAAATGTCTTTCCAACGATTAGTATTATTACCTAAATTATAGGTAACATTGGCGTTAGGGATTAAGTTTGATACGACATTCGTTACAGCAATTGTATTAACAGTAGTACTATTGGCTATGGTTAAATTACTAGCAGTAACATTTCTTGTGGCAACAACATTACCTTCACTGATAAACACATTAACAGTAGCGTTTCCAACATTAGCGTTTGAGCTAAAATTAGCATTTGCTGCTGATACAAAACCTTGTGCAGTAAGATTTCCTGTTAGGGCAATGCCTGTTGAATTTGCCCATACATTATAATTTCCTACGATTAAATTACCCGCTGTATTTGATCCTGAACCATCATTGACTTCAAGTGTTGTAGCTGCACGTAATACTAGATTAGCTACAATAGTATTAGATACAATGTTTGCGTTGACATTAGCTTGATCTACGGTAATTCTTGTGGCAAATATTTGCCCGTTGGATATATTGGCATTACCTGAAAAGTAAGCATTTGTAATATTTGCATTACCCATAGTTGCGGTATCAGTAACGCTTAAATTAGATGTAACAGTGCTTCCTGTCACAACTAATGCTGAATTTGAACTATAAAAATTTAAATTTGCGCTAGCATTTAAGGCACCTGCATTATTATATTGTATTTGATTTGTTGAGCCTGCTACTGTGCCTGCTACTGCGTTAGGTACAGCACTCCATGTTAATACACCGTTACCATTGGTTTGCAAAAAGTAACCATTATTACCCCCACCAAGTGAAAAGTTTGCCACATTGGATATGGTAACATTGCCACTTAAATCAATAGGGCTATATTTTGTAAGAATTTCTGTATTATTTGGATCAGGATCGCCTACACGATTTGCGTCATTGCCAATAAATAGTCTGCGTTCATCGTCTGCCCAACCAAATTCGCCTGGGCTAAGTTGAGGTAAATCAGAGACATTACCCGTTCTTACCTGTATTTTGCTTATTTGAATGATTGCCATAGTATATCTTTTATAGTGATATACTTATTTATTCAAATTATCTGTCTTGCTTGTACTAATGAAAAGTATTGTTCTAAACGATCCCACATTAAACGATTAAATCGCTTCCACTCATCACCCTCTAAAATAAATTCTTGGTAAATTGGTAGAACTGTTTTTTCAGGTTTCACACACATCATAATAACACCTTGTTTAATATCAGTGCCATGTACTTCATTATGTGCATTAGCATAAAACACTAGCTGTAGGAAATAACCATCAATCCATTCACGTTTTTTAGGTTTATTCGATTGCTTAAAGTCAATAATACTAGGAATATTTTTATGTACACCAATACAGTCTGTGGTTCCTGCATATAATTCAGGATAATAAAGTGGTACTTCTACACCCCAAAATTCTTGACAATTTTTTAAACCTTTTTGGATAACTTCATCAGCCATATGCCAACTATCATGGTGCATAAAATTAGTTGACTTAGATGGTTGCACACCATCTTTTATGTATCGCTCCAAATACGTGTGCATTTTTGTACCACGATTTGCTGCTTCCGTAGAAATTTGATTTGCTTTGGCTTCACCAACACGTTTTTTCCACTCAAATAAAGCCTTTTTTTCTTCTTCAGGTTTAGTAGCGTCTAATATGGTTGTAACCGATGGAAGTTTGCCATTTGGCGTTTCATAGTGACGCTTACCTGATACGTTTACACGGTTAATTGTAGTATATTTAAATTTTGGATTGTACATTTGTGATACATTTTATAGTAGTTTACAACTATTAGCAAATATTTTGGATAAATTAAACTGAAAAACTTTCACCGCAACCGCAGCGACTTTTCTCTATTGGATTGATAAACTCAAATCCTTCGTTTAATCCTTTTTTCTGATAGTCAACTTGTAAATCATTTAGGTATACATGGTGTTCAGGTTTTGTATAAACATGTATACCATAAGATTCATGTACAGTTAATCCTACTTGAATATTATCAACATATTCTAGTGTATAGGCTAAACCACTGCAGCCTGTGGTTTTAACACCTATTTGTATGCCAATACCACGTCCACGATTGGCTAATAATGTTTTTATTTTATTTGCTGCTACTTCTGTTAACGTTATCATTCTTACATTGATTTTGTTGCTTGAATAGCTTTATCCTTGACAATTTTTGCGCTATCGTCCGTAGGGCTTGTTTTATCACTGCTATCAGTACCTTTAAAAGTAACTCCTT